AAGGTACTTTTATCGCAACGCTGAAAAAGGCAGACGGCACGATTGAAACCCGTCGCAAAGATAATCTTATTTTGAACGGCGGCTTTGACTTCATCGCGAACGCTATTGGCAGCAGCTCTAGTCGCCCGTCAGTGATGAGCTACACTGCCGTAGGCACTGGCACTACCGCAGCTGACGCTACTCAGACCGCACTCGTTACCGAGCTTGCAAGAAAGGCTGCTACCTACGCGCATACCGCTGGCACTAAGGTGTTTACTATGACTACCAAATTCGCAGCTGGCGAAGCTACTGGCGCGATTACCGAAGCAGGTATTTGCAACGCGTCTAGCGGTGGCACTTTCCTTGACCGTGTGACTTTCGCCGTCATTAACAAGGCATCTGACGACGAGCTGACTACTAATTTCCAATTCACTCTGTCTTAATGATTAAAAGGTCGTGACAACATGGGAACTGTATCTATAGAGCGTAGCACAATAAAATCCGTTCCGTACACATGGAGCACGGCTACTATCCCATGGGATACTGCTACTAAGTCATGGGATAACTTTAATGACGAGATATTCGCCTACACGCTGACGATTGGCGAGGACATACGGCTTGTCCCTTTTGATACGTATGCGGATATAACCGATACATACGACACCTACACGAGCGATTACGGTTCACTGCACGGTGAGGAAATATTCGCTGCAAGCGTTACGAAGCCGTTGAAATCGTCATTTAAAATCGCTGATAGCAAGCAGGCTAAAAGCGTGAGTAAGAAGCTTACCGACACAGTGCAGCTTGCGGACGAATTTACGCGAACCACTACGATAATAAAGTACGTATTCGAAGCTATCGCCACTCAAGACACGCAGCCGGCAAAGAGTATTGCAAAGCTTGCATCTGACGCAATCAATCTTGTAGATAAGCGCGGAGCGTTTAGTATTTCCCACGCCGAAGCAGATAAATTCACGCTGACGGATAAACGCATAGCGACAGTAGCCAAAGCGTTAGAGGACAACGCGACGATACTGGACGCAATCACAAACGGCTTTATGACGTATCAGACGGACGCAATCAATCTTGTAGATAAGCGCGGAGCGTTCATCGGGGCGAAACGTGTCTACGAGGTGCTAGACGTTTGCGAAACGTACTGGGATAACATCTTCTACATATTGAAGGTGTTAGAAAACGTAGACATTTTGGAAACGCCGTTAAAAGCTGTTGATAAACCGTTTAGTGAGAAAGCGATAGCCATTACCGATGCTATAGTGGTGGCGATAGCGAAGAACGTGTTGCAGACGCTTGCAATCGGCGAGGAGCTAGAGAAAGAGCTTGTGCGTATATTCAGCGATACAATCGGCATCATAGACGGCTACACGGACGTTATAGCCTACTATAGAACGCTTGCTGAAAGCGTTAAGCTTGCTGATAAGCGTGCAGGGTTCACCAGCGCGAAGAGCTTGCAGGACAGTTTCTCCGTAGCGGAGCTTGCTAAAAAGATAGGTGCGAAGCCATTTACCGAAGCGTTTAGAGTTGCAGACAGCTGCAACAAGTCTACACGCATTGATAAAAGCGAACTGGTCGGAATTTCCGACAAGTTGCTGAGGGGAATCATCACAAGGCAGTTTGAGAATATAAGCGTTCTTGAGGAGCTGCTCCGAAGCGTAGTGTTCGCTCGAAGCGTAAGAGAGTACGTTGCAATCGCTGATAAAAAAGGTGGATACCAATTTTCTAAAGACGCTAAAGAGAACGCTCGTATTACGGACGGCTTGGCTAAAAGCATTTCATTAGCAAGCAAAGAGGACTTGTCACTTATAGACGGCTTTCTCCGAGAGTTCATTGCAAAGCGCGCCTTTAGCGAGAACGTGAAGCTGAGCGAATTCCTTGTGAAGAAATACCGCCTGCGGACGCAGGAAGCTATGGAAGCATATGACTGTATGCTGAGAGCCTGCAACGGTATTTTGAGCAACGTTGAAATAAAAGAAGGCGAGCTGAGCGACGACGATTTTGAAACGGTCGTAAACAGCGTTGCGGGATTTGGCGTATTTACGGACTTCAAAGTCGGCGAATATGAATATAAGGAAGCGTTGGTACGCATACTGGTTGAAACCGCAGCGCAAGGCTTGCAGGCGTCTGTAGCTAACGCCGTAATGCACGTAGATATTCCGGATACCGATGATAGAGGCAGTTTGCGCATCACAGATACCACGCAGGCGACAAAAGTGTACTTCAACAAATTTTACTACCATGCGCCAGAGGTAAACGTTTCCTTGAGAGGTGCGACCGTGGGCGACTCTATAATCTATCCAAACATCACGAACACCGAAGGCGAGGACGAATACGGCAGATATTTTGAGGTTGAAATCCTTAACTCGTTCGGCGAGCGAGTGCAAGGATACATCACATGGGCAAGTAAGGGGTATTAACATATGGCACAGGATTACCAAACTTTTAAAGATAAAACGCAGGAAATTGTAGCTGATACTCCTGCAAAGCTCAACGGAAACTTTGACGCAATTCGCAGCGACTATGCTGGAGCGGCGTTCCCTACGAACGATTTAATCGAGGGCATGAGCTGTTGGCGAACAGACCAGCTAAAGCTTTACGTACTGCAATCTGACCTCACTACATGGGTGATGATTGGCAAGGTCGCAAATGGTGTATTCGTTGTATCTACAGCCGACAGCGCAACTACGGCTGATAGGGCTACCACAGCCGATAGGGCAACCACAGCCGACAGCGCAACTACGGCTGATAGGGCTACCACAGCCGATAGGGCAACCACAGCCGACAGCGCAACTACGGCTGATAGGGCTACCACAGCCGATAGGGCAACCACAGCCGACAGCGCAACCACAGCCGATAGGGCAACCACAGCTGATAGCCTAAATACTTGGAAGCGTAACACAGCTTATGCCGTTGGCGACATCGTTTATAGTCCTAATATTCCTAGTTGGGCATATTTAGAGTGTACAGTCGCTGGCGTTACCGCCGATACCGAACCACAAATCGGGGGGGGGCAAACACAATAGCGGAGGACGGAACAACTGTTTTTATATTAAGGCATATTGGTTTGCTGGCGTATCCCGTAGGCAGCGTTTACCAAAGTGCGGTTAGCACTTCTCCTGCTGATGTTTTAGGCGGCGAGTGGACGCAGATAAAAGACAGGTTTTTGCTTGCGGCTGGCGATACCTACGCAAACGGAAGCACTGGTGGCGAAGCGACACATACTCTTAGCATCAATGAAATTCCGAGCCATGAACACGCAATTCAAGGTTACAACAACGTGACGGCTGGAAGCGGCTCTAATTCCTACCAACTCTATTGCCGCGCCTTGTTCCCGAACGACCCGCAGGATTCGGGGAAAATTCTCGCCACTGGCGGTGGACAAGCACATAACAATATGCCGCCGTATATAGCTGTTTACACATGGTACAGGACGAATTAACGGAGGATAGATATGAACGATATCGAACTTACTGGAACAACAACAGATTCACCAGAAACCGAAGGAGAACTCGGAGATGAGCTGCCTCTCAAAACAACAACAGATTCTGGACTAACAGATTCTGGACTAGCAGATTCATCAGAAACCGAAGGAGAACTCGGAGATGAGCTGCCTCTCAAAACAACAACTACTACCGATACTATAAGCGGAATGATAGATGTTGCGTTCACGGACGGCACAGCAAAATTTATCTTGCGTGATATGCGTTGCCGATACGAGCTTGGCGACATTGTAGCAAAGCTCGTAACTCCAAAATCGTATGAGTATCTTATAGAATGTGACGGCAGCACGGTAAGTGCTGATAACTATCCGCGCCTTAGCGAGGTTATAAAGACGTTGCCAAACCTTAACGGTAGAGTGTTGCAAGGTGCAAGCACGGCAGGGACGTATTTGTCGGCAGGGCTACCAAACCCAGACCTTGACATTGTTTACAGAGCAGACTCTACTTCAAGCGGCGTTTATGTAGACACTTACGGACATGACGGCTATACAGCTACGAAGCCGAGCAATACCGGTGGCACGGACGAATATATGCAGTCAAACCTTGCTTTAGGTGTTAACGCATGGCTTGGTGCTGTTCCAACGAACAGTATTTACGGCGCATCTGATACCGTTCAACCACCAGCTTACACCGTGAAATACTACATATGCGCTGGCGGCTAATCACACACGACAAGAGGTGAAACTCAATGCAAGACTACAACATTTTAAAGGGCGATTCGCAAATATCGAGCGACAGAGAAACGCTAAACGATAATTTTGAGAGTATCGCCAGCGACTTCTCAGGCAGCGCGTTTCCGGCGACAAATCTTGTCGCAGGCATGACGTGCTGGAGAACGGACACAAACATTTTGTATAAGCTGCAATCGGACTTAACTACGTGGACGGAGATAGGCAGATTTACCAGCGGTAAATTCTACGCTCCTAACGCAACGTCCGCTACCGCAGCGACTAAAGCGACGCAGGACGCAAGCGGCAACACGATTACAAGCACCTACGTGAAATCCGTTACCGCAAGCGGTTCTACCGTCACTGTTACCAAAGGCAACGGCACGACAAGCACGTTCACCACGCCGAATACTACGTACTCTAATATGACCGGCGCAAGCACAAGCGCGGCAGGCAAGGCGGGGCTTGTTCCTGCTCCTGCCGCAGGTGCTGTAAAGCGTTACCTTGCCGCAGACGGCACGTTCAAGGCGTTCGACTATAACAACCTAGACAACATTCCAGATAGCTACTCCCTGCCTACGGCTTCCAGCAGCACGCTTGGCGGCATTAAGGTCGGCAGCAATCTGACGATTAGTGATGGCGTATTAAGTGCTCCGTCGGGCTTTTCTACAAGCTCTAATATTACCGTTACAACGTCAACACAAGGCGAACGCACGGCAATCGTCAGCGGATATAGCGGCACGCTGGATAATAGCTCGTCCTCTGGTAGTGGCAACATCTCAAGCACGACTTACACGCTCGTGACTAAGACGGGCATGCCAGCTGGAACGTACACACTTCAATCGCTCTTGCAGTCGCTAGTTAACATGAGCCATAACCATGTTATTAACAAAGGCGTAACATCTTATAATTGTAATTGTAATTGTAGCGACACTGACGAGTGACTAGTCACTCGTCAAGGAGGAAGAATGCTAAAACTAAAAAGAGTATGCATCCCGTTGGGGCTTGCGTGTAACTTTAGGTGCGAATACTGCTTTAGGGAGCTTAGTGAGCATGATATAGCTACGGAGCTGTCGGACGATATGCGCAAGTATTTGAAATGGCTTGACGCTTCATGGTGCGAAGCGGTCATTATGAGCGGTGGCGAACCTCTGATATATGCAGAGAAAATAAAAGAGATATTCAGCTTGCTAAAGCCGAATATTCACCGTAAGGTCATGAGCAACGGCAGTTTGCTCACGGATGAGCTTGCAGACTACTTCAACGAGCAACGTGCGGAGTTTATGCTTAGCTATGACGGAGCACATACGGCACAGGTGCGTGGCGTAGACGTATTAAACGACAAAGCTATCCTAAAGCGGATACTACAGATTAATAACCTTACCGTGATGAGCGTTATCACGAATATGAATTGCGACATCATGGCGGTGTACCGAGAAATCGTAGACAAGCTAGGAACGAGCAATTTTCATTTTATCCCGTATCCAGTTTATGACAACGGCGTAAACGACGAACTTATAAAAGGGTTTGACTATTTGATTTTTGAGCGTAGCTGGCGTGAGTATAGGGAAACCGTTCACACGGAGGTTGAAGGCTATTCCGCACAGCGGAGGAGAGTGCCGCTTGTCAATGTAGACCTTGCAGGCAACGTGCACGACAAGGATACGCTTACGCGGTGCGGAACAATCTTTAACACGCTGGACGAGATTACAGAAGAACACTATAAAGCGTATGAGAATAACTACTGCTTTACCAGTAAATGCCCGCTGTTCGATAATGCTTGCGTAGGCTTTAGAGAGCATGCAAGCGAACATTACTGCCGTTGTCTACGGATTATGGAGGGATTAGATTGAGCGTATTCTCAAGCCAAAACATTAACAAGATATACATAACGCTTGGGCATAAATGCAATTTTAGCTGTCGCTACTGCTTGCAGGACGCGCCGACGAAAGCACAGCAGACCGAAGCAGAACCGAGCGAGGAGCTGTTTAGATATATAGAAACGTTAGTCGCAAGACGTAGTGCGAAGCGAGATAAGCTTAATGTAGTCTTTTGGGGCGGTGAGCCGTTACTCTACAAAGCGACTATCCGAAAAATCGTAGACCGCTTACAAGACAAAGTTAAGTACGCGCTCGTGACCAACGGCAGACTGCTCGATGAAGAAACAGTAGATTTTTGCAATGCGCATGAAATCCATGTTGCACTGAGCCATGACGGAACTCATACAAAGCGTACACGTAAGATAGACGTGTTAGACGACGAGAAATTCATAGAGCTGTTCCAAAAGCTTGAGCGCAGGAACGTGGAAAGTGTGGTGAGCGCATATAACTACGACTTTCTTGCACTGTTCGACTATATAGAAAGCAAGCTAGGAGAAACGCCAATAATCGTAGATGCGCTCCGAATTACATGGAATATGCCGCAAGACATCTACAACATCGATGTTAGGCAATACGAAAAAAGCCTCGTAGCAGTCGCGGAGGTAGCGCAGAAAGACCTTTTAGCAGGGCGACTGAGCAATGCCTTACGGATGTTCCTGCCAGTGCTTAAAAAGCTTTCTGAGGGCAAGGAACAAGGTGCGAACGTGCTGAATTGTGGTAACTTCTATCATGCCTTGAACGTAGACCTTGCAGGTAACGTTTACGCTTGCCACAACTCTTGCGAGAAGTTAGGTAACATCAGCGAAGAACGCATTACTTTAGCGGAACGCTTTGACAAATGGCTTGCGGATAGATGCCAGAGCTGTAGAGATTGCGACTATTTTGGACTATGCCGCGGCGGATGCCCGCTTGAAACGGAGTACAAGCATATCACTTGTGAGCTTAATAAGGCGTATTGCAAGACCTGCATAGAGCTTGCCGAAAGCGTTCTGTTCGCGTATGAACCAGTAGACTTGGAGGTAGATGAGAAAAATGAGAGTGACAGTATTACACTGGAAGCTATCTGATGAGCAAAAAGAAACTCGAAGAAAGTATTTCGCTGGTGAGCTGAATACGGAAGAAAACGAGAACACAACGGCGATTAGAATCCCGACTTATGACATTGGCGTAGACGACAAGAGCGTTACTGTTGAGTTCTCCGAGGAATTTCACAACGAGATGCGTCAATGCAAAGCCGTGATTGATATTACCGAGAAAGAGAAGGTATACGACGTATTCATCGCGGAAACCAATCAGTTCGAAGCAATCGTCCTGCCAGCGTTCGCTATTTGCGACAGGCGTGACGGCTACAATACGAACGGAGCTGACCGCAAAAAGGTAGCTCGTGTCGTGGTAGACAACGTGGGCGACATCTATATCGTGCTTATCAACGCTTGCGAGGACGTTGAAGGCTTTGACAATGTTACCATGGTGTTTGGTGAGCATCCTGCAACATGGTATTTAAGACAGGAGTGCTTGTGGCTTGAGAGTCTTATGCAGAAGGGAAAGAAGAAAATTTCTCTTATCCGTAATGTGGACAGTAACCGCAGCTTAGGCTACCTTGAAGCGCAAGTCGACGTTCTAACGAAGGTAGTCTTGCAGCTTGCAGACGCTAAAGGCTTAGATGGGTACGAACTGCTTGAAACAGCTGCACAATACTCCGTACTGAATATTAAGCCGAACGATGATGTACTAAAGGAGTTCTCCGAGAACAAGCGCAAAATGCGTGAAGCACAGGAGGGTTACTATGAAAACCTCCACGGATAACAGTAACAGAAGAAAGAAGATAGTGCTGAAACTTGGCGGTGCTTGCAACTTGCAGTGCAAGCATTGTCATTGCATGAAAAGCAGCTTTGAATATAATCCGGACATCATTCCGTTTATCAAGGAATACAAACCGGAGATAATCAGATTTAGCGGCGGAGAGCCGCTTTTGTATTATGATGTAATCAAAAAAGTTATTGAAGCCTTGCCGAGCGATATGCAGTACGCGACAGTCACGAATGGCACGAAGTTAAATTTAGAAATGGTTGAATACTTCAATGCCCATAACATGAGCGTCGGCTTTAGCTATGACGGAGAAAACGACAGCCGTGACCATCATTTAAGACAGAACTGGGCTGACTATTTTAAATGCGACAAGCGTGGCATGAGCATCCTCTATAGCGAGTGTAACGAGGACTACAACAAGCTGCACAACGAAATCACGGAGCTGCTTAGGCGGCACGACGCATATGCAAGTGGTTCGTATTGGCTGAACTTCCCTCATCAGACCGACTATAACGGTAACGAGCAAATAGACAGGGAGCTTGCAATGAAGTATTGCTCCATTATCGGGCATCAGCTCGAAACGGACTTCATCAATTACAAAAACGGCTTTAGACAGTCGCTAGTGGTGCTTGTTATGGCTGTGAGAAAATGGCTCAAGCCTTTGACCGTTCGTGGTGTAAGATGCTGCAACGAAGATGTTTTACCGCTAACGCTCGACGGGCGTTTCTTGCTTTGCCCGTATGGCGACCAATTTGTCGGTGACATCTACAAGGGTGTTGATTGGGATTTAGTAGAAAGCTACCTGCCGAAGCGGTGCAGAACATGCCCGATAAAGGCGGAGTGCGGAAATACTTGTATCGCCAACGTGAGCGATAACGAATGCTACATTTCTAAAGTCATGAACAGGCATATAAAGAAACTACTTAAAAAATATGGAGTTACCGCCGAAGAAATTATCGATTTTGCCGTAGAAAGAGCAAGACAACATTAACAGCAAGGAGGAACGTCTATGTACGAAGAAATGCACTACAGATACGCTTTAAAGGTAGCGTTAGGCGAGCTTGAGATTGGTGATGTGCCTGTTATGTTCCGTGAAGGCGCACGCTACCTTGTGGGCGAAGCGTATAGCGACCTTTTGACATGGGACAAGGCTAAACGCTGGAGCGAGATTAAAGAAATCAGAAACGAGAAGGAAACAGCCGGCTGCCCGTTTAAAGGGAACGTGCTGGACAGCGATGAGCGCAGTGTGACGAAGTTGAACACGGCAGTCGCTACGGCGCAGTCTATCGGCGAAAGCTTTACGATTGACTGGACTATGCAGGACAACAGCGTTATGACGCTTGTGTACGCCGACTTGCTATCTATCCCTGCTGCACTTGCGACATATAGCAACGAGCTACATCAAAAGGCTAGGGAGCTGAAAACGCAAATTGATGCTTGTGAAACAGTCAAAGGCGTAGAAGCCGTAGTGTGGGAGTGATAAGCAATGCTCAGAAATAATAAGCACCCGTCGGCGCAGCGTATAAGCTTGTCGCCACTGATTGGTGGTATAAACGTAAGTCAACCGCCCGAACAAATTGCCGAGAATGAAATGCAGGAGTGCCAAAACTTTATCTTTGAGCGAGATAGCCAGCGACTTGTCGGACGTGGCGGACTAAAGCTTGTCAGCTCGTTCGACAGCAAGATAAAGGGCATGTGGTACGACATAGACAACAACTGCACGTTCGTATTCCTAGAGAACCGAGACTGCTATAAAGTTGTGCTTGCGGATGCAGAGAGTCAACGTGAATACTTAGACAAGGTGACGGGTAATGGTGTTCCGCAGTGTTGTAAATTTCAAGAGATGCTGTTCGTCGCAAGCGGTGAACACTTGCAATACTACGACTACTCTACGCAAGATAACTACTTGCAGAGCATCACGGATTCGCCCGTGTGTGATAACTTGTTCTATCGTTGGGGCAGACTTATGGTAACTCAGAGCGGAACGGACAGAATTACCTATTCCTCCGTCGGCGACGCTTCAAGCGACATGGCGTGGGTTGAGAACATGAACGATGACAGTTCATCTAAATGGCTTGACGTTGGCGAGAAGGACGGCGGTGACATTCAAGAAGTCGTACCGCTATCCACGGACATTATGATATTCAAGTCGAACGGCAAGGTGTACCAATTCACTGGTGACACTGAGCTTGATACATGGGCACTGTATAACGTGGCAAACTTCACGGACTTAACAGGAAACTTTACGGCTAATATGTGTGCCGAGAACATCGGCGAAGAAGTAGTGTTCTTGTCGCTACGTGGGCTAAAGACGTTATCCACAACTCAGGACTATGGCAACATCAGCGCGACGGACATCGGCAGTAAGTTTAACAAGCTGCTTACGCGCAATCTGTACGAGCCGTGCATGTACCACATGCGGCGCAGAATGACGCTCTTAATCAGACCGACGAGCGATAAGAAGTATTTTGTAGCGTACAACTACGGGCTGAACGCAGCGACCACGCTAAAGTTCGCCATGGACGTAGAGTACGTGCTTGAAACTAAAGACGACGTGTTTGTCGCTTGCGGCAGTAACATTTACAAGTGGGACGACACAGCGACTACGGACGCAGGCGAACCGATAGAGTACAAGCTCATGCCGCGTTCTATTATTGGCACGGACGACCTACTACTCAAAAGCATAGACACGAAGTTCGCGAGTGACCACGTGGGCACGGCGACTGTAAGCGTCGGCGATAGGCTGAAGGTTAAAATGCCGACGAACGGACGGCGCAAGGTGAAATGCAATCACTCCGACGACCTTATGGTACTAAAGGTGGAAAGCACGAGCAGATTTGAGGTTGACCATATCATAGTGGAAGGGGTAGGACTATAAAAATCATGAGAATAGAAAGCAATATCTGTAAAAGCCTTAAAGGCTGGGTAGAAATGTATGAGCAAAAGACGGGAGATAAGTTTGGAATACCAGACGGCTTTCGTCTTATTTATTTGGCTTCCCGTGGATTTACTATATACAAGCTGGATGAAGAAGCGAAGATGATAATCGTTTATCAGACGTGTGGGGATGCCAAATTTTGGCGAGATAGCCTAGAGCTTATCTATGGGCATGTTGGGTATGATTACATCGGCACGATTGTCACAAGGCACGTTAAGCCTTACATTAGAGCGTTTGGTGCGGAGATAATCAAAGAATATGACCGTGACGGCAAGAAACGTTATCTTTGCCAAGACGAGATTGGACGCAAGGTTATCTTTACTGAGGGCGGACTAAACGAAAAGGGCGAACCGAGCTTTTTATGCGTGCAATACTTAAAGCAGAAAGCAGTATCTGAACTCTCCAAGGAAGAAGTAACAACCAAAAAAGAATCAGAAGCAGCAGTAGCCGTTAATAGTCAAAATGGTGACTGCAATGACAAGAAAAATGACAAGAAAGACGAGGACGAGGAAAGAAGGTGCAATCAACCATGTGGAAAATCGACCTGCAACTGCACAAAGGCAGTAGCACAACCACGGTGCAAAGTTACACGCCCACGGAGCAAGAAGTCCGCTTACAGAAACAAGCCGCGGATTATTCGGAAGCGGTAGCACCTAACGCGTTAGCACTTAACAACACCGCCGCAGCACTGCTGTACGATAATCTAGGCACTATGCAAGTAGACTATAACAGCCTGCTGCAAAACGCTAGTCAGCAAAACGCAGCAGCGCAAAATGGCGTATCGGCTTTGACCTACGGTATCTTACCGGAAAGCTACACCACGAACATGCAGAACACCATTCAGAGCGGTGTAGAGAACTCTTTGGGTACGGCTCTGACGAACCTTAGCAACCGTGGCGTACTCTCTAGCAGCGTAGCGAATAACGCGCTGCAAAACATATCCAGCAACGCGGCAAGCACTATGGCAGATAAGTATTTGGATAATATTAGTACATTGAATGGGCTGTACGGGCAACAAGCAAGCTTGGCGAACGCTAACATCTCATCTGCGGCAGCTGCACAGGAAGCAGCGCAACAGCCAGCCTTAAACTTGTGGAACGCGTCTACTGGCTTGAACCAGTCTACACTAGGTGCGCTTGCTGGCGTAGCAGGGCAAGGCACCACGACTACTACGCAGAGAACGAGTAGCAGTAGCGGCGTTATCGGCTCTTTGCTAAGTGGCGCACTCACAAGCGCAGTCAGCGGTTACACGAGCGGTCTAGCCTGCTTTACAGACGATACCGAGATTACTATGGCAGACGGCAGCATTAAACTTATCCGCAGAATCGAAGTCGGCGATGAGATTAAATGCCCGAACGAGGACGGCACGACAAGCACTGAAACCGTTGTTGCACTGCAACCTACGAAGTACAGCGATACTTATGCGGTTATTTGCAAAGACAAGCTCAAGACGAACGTTGTCTATACTACGCTCACGCAACCGCTACTCACCACGGACGGCGAGTTTGTGGAAGTCAGCGTAATGAAGATTGGCACGAACCTAAAAGGCGCAGGCAAGGTTACTGGCATCGTAGAAAGCGGCGAACGCAGGATTTACGATTTCAAGACTACTGGCGCGAACAGATACTACGCAAACGGCTTTGTGGCGCACGGCGCATACGACGAGCAAGTAAGCGAGGGGGTGGCGTGATATGGCAGACGGAGCAACTACCAACAACAATAACGTTGCTATGGGCGATAGCTTAACAGCAGGATTAAGCGACGGCATGGCATCGGCGATGTATCCTACTGGTGCAAGCGGAGCTACTAACACCATTATCAGTGGTGGGCTGATGAGGAATATCCTCCCCAGCAAGCCGCAGACATACTCCAATTACTCCGACCTTTTAAACCAGCTCTATAATTTGCAAGGTTTTTACGCCACGCCAGTAACGATTTTAGATAGCGACTACTCTTATTTGGATAGCGTAAATAACTCCGACGCATCTAGTAAAAAGTCGGTCTATACGTGGGATAGTAACGGCAATGCTAAATCGCAATACAAGGCATTAAGCTCTATGATAAACGATACCGACGCAAGCAATACTATAGAAATTATTAAGCGGTGAGGTGATTAGCGTGGCTCGAAGCACAGTATATGACAGCAATCTCCCGTTCAGACAAATACAGAGTACGGGAAATTTAAAAGACGACCTAGCCTACAATATCGGTGTTGCGCTAGGCGGTTTATGGGCAGCAAACTATAATAAGCGCGGACAAGAGAAGGGTTATGAAACTGCCGAAGGAATTTTAAATCGCGACTTTGGCAGTTTGGATAGCAACGGCGGACAGCTGCCGGACAACCTTGTTCAGTTAGCAGATAACATGCAGGACTTTAACTCTTATAAAAACGGTATCGCTGGTGACGCGACAGGACAGCAAGCAACTAACGCCACAAATGGCGGTAATGGTGGCGGTAATGGCGGTAATGGGGACGCAATTAGTTATCTTGCAAAACTAGCGGAACAAGGTAGTGTATATGACGGCTCTGGTAGTGAATACCCGACAGGCATTACAACAAGCAAGGATGGCAAGAGTGGCATCAGTAACGAGGAATTGCTTCGCTACCTTAATTCGCAGAATAGCATCAAAGACGGTGCCAACGGTGATAACGCGGGCACTATTAGCACGGACAGCATTCTCTCCAGAATGGGGGCAATGCCTAGCTACAGTGATTTGCGCAAGTCGTATAGGGATAACTATTTTTTCGGAAGTAACGGAAAGTACACTAAAAGTGAAAATCCGGATACCGATAAAGCAGAATCCGTTCGCATTGGCGGCTTAGTAAAGCAGGATATGGACGCTAAAGCTGCTGGTGGCAGGAAAAGCATGGAGAATTTTAATCCGGAAATCTACTGGCGAAATATCGAATCCAAGCTAAACAAGGACGGCAGAACGCCTGCACAGATTGCAGCTATTAAAGAACGCGTAATGCCGGAGCTTGAACAGCGTCAAGCCGAATACAAGGACAGCGAGTGGCAGAAAGCCGCTACCGCGTATGGCGCACTTGACCTTACGACTAAAGAGGGACAGCAAGCTGCAATGCCGTATATCGCACGCATGACAAAGATGAATCCCGACCTTACGAAAGTCGCAGTGGCTGGCAACCCGACCGCTAAAGATGTTTGGAACGCACAGCTTCAGAGTGAGCGTATGGATAAACAGCTTGCCGCACAGCAACAGTTGCAACAGCAGAGAATCGCAGCGCAACAGCAGATGCAGGCACAACAGCTTGCAGCAGCCAGGGCGAGAGGTACTAACAGCGCAAACGGCAGAAGTGGTGGTACTGGAGGTAATAGTGGAAATAGAACTGGTGCCAACGGAGGAGTGTTCGACTACACCAATACTTCGGCATACAAAGCTGCGAAGGAAGATATTAAAGCCTATAACGAGAAAATGTCAGGTGGCGAAACGCTTAGTGATTGGCAACAACAAGACTTTAATCGCAAAATGAATTTCTTACAGCGATGCGAACAGGCATCCGCTGCGCAATACTTTGGTGGTGGTGGTGGCGGTGCTCCGCAAGGAAGTGGCACTTCCGGTAATTCTCAAGCGAGTGGCGCACGTATCCCTGCAATAGATGCTATTATTGCCAAGACCGACTGGGATGATTGGGACAGTGTAGCTGGCTACTATCAGCTTGTACGCGACGGCGATGACGAAGGCGAAGCAGCTAAATTCATGAAAGCTGCTAAAGAAAACATGGGTGAGGACAGCAAGATGTATCAAGCCCTTAATAACGTCTACAAGGATAGAAACAAGTCCGGCAAACAGCTGAGATTGGAAGAAAACGAGCGCAAGCAGAAAAAGCAAGACGAAGAAGAAAGACGCAAACGTGAACTTTAAGCAACGTTGCATCCGGAAGATTACAGTGGCGGTAACACAACGTCTGACACGATAGAAGCACTCAAAGGCAATAAGCCACTTTGGAACGCAAAAGCATTGACAGAAGAAAAAAACAAGAAGAATAGGTAAAGAGGTGCGGCATGAGTAAATTAGACGACCTTTATTATTCAAATCCAAATTTCAATCCGCAACAGCAGATTAAGGATAACTTAGGCGATATAAACTCCGGAGCGTTTGATTATTACGGAGCAATAACGGGGAAAAACGGCAGTGATAATACCGCTAATGCGGAACAGCCCGCGGGATTTTTTGGCGGTTTATGGAAAGGCATGAAAAGCGGTGCCGCTGGCATGGCTGGCGGTCAAGCCCGTTTCATCGGCTATAATACAAATTCTGACTTAGCAAACGCCGTTGCTGATTACGCCGATGATATTGCGCAATCTAATGGCATGACCCAAACCGATAATGACGATTTTGCTACATGGGCAGGCAATGCTTTAGGCAATACGTTAGGCTCCGGTGCAGTATCTATGACAGAAGCGGCAGCTATAATGATGGCTATGCACCCAGTAACAAGAACTATTGGCGGCGCAATCGGAGGTATAGGTTCCGCCCTAGGCGTTGGCAATGCCGTAGCTAAAGCGTTATCGGCGAGCAGACTGGTTACTAGCGCGGCTACTACTGCTGAAAAGGCTAACCGACTTTCTAAACTAGCTGGTGCCGTAGGTGTTTTAAAGAACAGCATATATGGTAAGTCTTTGCTTGCCGGCGTAGGCGCATCTCCGCTTGAAGCGGCATCCGAATCCGGTAACGCTATTACTGAAATGCGCGAAGCTGGTTATACAGACGAAGAAATTAGTACTGCATCTAAGGCTTTATATTGGGAAAATGTAGGTTTTCTTACCGTTTCCAATATGCTCGAAGCTGGCGTAGGCGCAAAGCTACTTGCTAAAAGCGCACAGCAGATGGGCAAGCAAGCCGCTAAACAGGTGACCAAAGATAAGATTTGGCAGACCGCTAAAAAGGCTGCTCCAATGACCGCGTTTGGCACTGTTCAGCAGGGCTTAGAGGAAATGGGGCAGGACGTTCTGCAAGATATTAACCGCGATACCCGTGATAACATCGATTGGTACAATAAAGTCGACTGGAATCAAGCTGTCGAAGAAGGCAAGGCTGGCGCGTTCGGCGGTGGTATCCTAGGCGGCATCGGCGCATTTGCCGGCGCACGTCATGGCAGTGGTGTTGCATCAGCTACCGAGAACGGCAGAAACTACACCGTTAAGAACAACGGTGGCGACAACCGTAGCTACTACATCGACGGGCAGGACGTTACCGAGCGTGAATACGACTATGGTGTTCCCGACAGTGAGCTTGCGATGAACGCCAACAAAGAAGCGTTTATTGACGCTATCGCAGGACAGGAAAGCGGCGGCAATTACGATGCTGTCAACGGTCGCACCGGCGCAAGCGGTAAGTATCAAATTATGCCTGAGAATTGGGCACCGTGGGCAGAAGAAGCTGGCTTAGGCAGCGACGCTCCTATGACCCCTGAGAATCAAGAGAAAGTCGCACGCTTTAAGTTGGGACAATACTACGACAAGTACGGTGCGCGTGGCGCAGCTCAAGCGTGGTACGCTGGGGAAGGCTCTCTGAACTACGGCGACGAAGCTCTAAACCGCAAGCAAGGCAATGGCGACGAGCCGTCTATCAACGAATACGTAGACAGCGTTATGCAACGAATGGGCGAGGGCAGAGAAACTAACGCTGACTTTGCTCGTATGTATTTGGGTAATTTGTCTAAAACAGGCGAGTTAGATGAAGATGCCAAGCAAGAGCTTACCGACATTGCGACCAATGGTGAAGATGACGACGTTATCGCTCGTGCGATAAGCGAGGGATTTGACCTAAACAAAAACAAAGCAGCTCGCGAAAAAGCTGCAAGCAGTGCTGACGCTACCGAGGATAAAATCTTAGGCGATGTTGCAAACGGCGATTTAACCGGAGGAAACGCATACAAAAAAATGCACGAAGCCCTTGTTAAGCAATGGAGAAATGGGGTAATTAGCCCCAAGCAAGCCCAAACTCGCCTAGAAGCTTTCAAAAATAAAATAAACGCTATAAAGCGTGTTCAGAACACTGCACAAGGCAATCAGCAGCAAGCAGCAGAACAGGGATATGCGGAAGAAGAGATGCCGAATTACGCAAATGCGCAAGACGAACAGCAAGTTGAGCCTATCGGCACTCCAGCCAAAAAAGAGCAACCGGTGAAAGCCACACAGCAAGCTAATGCAACACAAGAGGAACAACCCCAACAGCCTGCCACGCAGCAAGGAGAACAGCCAGCACAATCAGAACAAGAATTTACAAAAGAAAACGTTCTGGAAGAATCCGAGAAGCTAAAAGCCGTAAAGGGGGAAGTCCTAGAAAATTACGAGGAACTAGAAGCCGCAAAAGAAAAGGTTCGAGAAGATTACGAAAAGCTACAAGCTGCAATGGAGAAGGTAGCTCCTCTTATGGACGAAAACCCGGAACTCCAAGAAGTCAAGAAAAAGCTTCTAGAAGAAAATCAACGGCTTGAAGAAAAAATGAAAAAGCTTCTTGAAGCCACCCCCAATACACAACAGCAGGCGAACGATACACAGACTTTGGGAGGGCTAACAGGCAATACTCAAAACGTAGCAGCGGCTCCTGCACAAGGGCCAGCTAAAGCAGCGACAGCAGCAGGTATTAAAAGAACTACTACGCCGACACCTACGACAAAACCTTCGCCGTCCGTGCAAACGATTGCAGCAACACCTTCTACTGTTGAAAGCGATGGAAAAGCTAAACCAGCCACGAGCAAAACTAAAAAGTCTACTTCCACCGCAGAGAAGAAGGCGGCGCATGAGAAAGCTAAGGAAGAAGCCAATAAGCGGCTACAGCCTATCAGAGATGATATTGTCGAGCGGTTTAAGAATGGTGAGTTGACCGTAAATCAAGCTAAAATCGAATGGGGCAGAGCGGTAAAGGTAGAAGAAAAAGCTAAGAATTTCACAAAGCAGGAAGCAAAAGGGAAAAGAGCAGGATTTAATAGCACTTTGCAATCCATTTTGAATCACAAAGAGGATAGCGCAACCGATACTGCAACCGACACTGCAACCTCCGAGTCTGCGAGCACTGCCGAGCCGAAGTCTGAACCTGCTAAGCAAGAAGCTCCTGCGGAGGAGAAAACTACGGAGAAGCAAACTGCCGAGAAAACTGCCGAGAAAAAGTCTACTGCTAAAAAGAAAAAGGTAACAGCTGAGCCGGACTATAGCACTCCTGACGTAAAGTATGAGATTGAAACTCGTCCGGAAATAGGTCATATCGTAGTTAAGTTTGAAGGAAAGCCGAGCGAAGGCACGAGAGCCGCAATGCACGCCGTTGGCATGTATTACTACGCAAAAGAAAAACTTTGGGGCGCAAAGAACACCAACGAGAAGGCTAAAGAGCTACTCCGCAAATGGTGGAAAGCCGCACATGGTGGCGAAGCACAAAGCACTGCGCAACAGTCTGCAAGCACTGCCGAGCCGAAGTCTGAACCTGCTAAGCAAGAAGCTCCTGCGGAGGAGAAAACTACGGAGAAGCAAACTGCTGAGAAAAAGTCTACTGAAACAACTACATCTGTTATAGACTCCGACAAGGCTAACAAAGGTGACGCAAAAAGGCGCATGATAGCACTTGCTGACGACTTTAAAACCAAAGTAAGACTTGGTGAGATGAGCAGGGAGCAAGCCCGTGATGAGTATCACAAAGCATTGCAAGCCGAAGTGGACGCTGGCAACTTAGAAAAGTCTTTAGCAGAAGCAGGATGGCAAGAGTATTTACATCAGCTTGCCAAAGTGAAAATCTCAAAGACAGCTAATCAGCAAGCAGATGGCGAAAAGAAAGAAAAGGTAGATAAAACTACTCCTGCCGTTGGCTATACAATTACACCTAACTCTGAATCAGGCATTATATTGGTCAAATTTGAAAAGTTGCCGAGTTCTGCTGTGAAAGCCGTAATGCACGCTGTTGACATGCACTACGACAAGAAAGAAAGAGCTTGGGTAGCAAACGACGATAACGAGAAGGCTAAAGAGCTGCTCCGCAAATGGGAAGAAAAGGCAAAAACCACTTCTACTGAAGAAAAGGCGGAAGAAAAGCCCGAAAAAAGCTCCCAATCTAAAACTACAGAGCAGCAGTCTGACACTACTAGCTCCACTACTAGCTCCACTACTAGCTCCACTACTGGCACAGCAACCACAAATAATACTAAAACGGCTAAAGAAGCTCTAAAACGGCTGGACACCATTGCAAACAAGATTAGGTATCGTTATTCGCAAGGTGAAATCGAGCTAGAGGAAGCTAAACAGTTATACTATAACGAAATTCAAGCAGAGCAACCGCGGATGTTGGTAAAACTTAGCGACTTAAATACTAATTGGGAGAACTACCAAAAGTCTTTAGGGAAAATTAAACCTAAGAAAACAAGTAACAAAGGCTCTCAAAACACCACAAGCACTAAAAGCACCTCAACCGCTAACTCTACTCAGAAAGCCGCCGACAAGAAAGCAGAAACCGCAAAAGACACAGAAGCGAAAGCTGAAACAACCTCTAGCTCTCCACGAGCTATAAGCACAAATTCCGTGCGCGAATTTCCCGCTTTAAACAGGCTTAAAAAAGTCGAAGATGAGCTTAGGGACGATTTAGCTAATAAAAAAATTTCTCCAACAGAGTATTACAATAAACTGCAAGAGAAAATCACCAATGAAATACTCAAAGGCAAACTTAGTCCGGAAAGTGCCGACGAATACCTTGAAGCAGTAAAACGCGAGCTAAAGCTAGACCAAATAGAAGAAGAACACGAAAAACCTCCTAAAAAACACAAGGTAAAGGAGAAAACTAAGGAGCAGTCAGCCGCAGACGCTAGAGCGGAAATGGCGAAACTTGCTAAGAATTTAAAGGAATCCGGATTTAGCGACGAGCTGATTAGACAATACTTTGTTGATATGAAGGCACGCAAAGCTGTTGAAAACCATCTCAGGGACACGGGGTATCTCCTTGCAAACAAAGAAATTACTCTTAAAGAGTACCAAGCAGACTTTCGGAAACGCATGAACGCAATAATCGAGAATTACGGAGCTTCTGAGAGTTTCAAATGGTTTGCCCTTGCAAGATTAAATGAGCAAATTTCCCAATGGCGAGAAAGCGGAGTTCTGCCGAAATTAAAAAACACAAGCGGTACGGGGGCGAATAAAAATGCGAAAGGCAAAAGTAACACCACGGCGAAAGGAAATCAAAATGAAAACGCCGTTTCTAAACAAGGCGATGGCGGAAAAGCCGAAATCCGTCCTTTCACGGAAGAAGAATTAAAAACCTTCCCTAAGACCAAAGCAGCTTTCAACAAACTTCTTGAAAAAGATATTCTTGACGACTTCCAAGAAGGAAAAATTAACCCGTACAAGGATTCTTCTGATAGGCAGACATTCTTGAAGCTTCTTCGTGACATGGAAGAAGGCGAAAAACGCGGATTTGTTACCAGCGAGGAAAACGAATACGCAAGACTTATGCTTGACAGGGCAATTAAAGGTCAATCGTTTTTTGAAGAAGATATTACCATTCCTTATGACGATGAAAATCTTGCTAACTTAGATACCCTTAATTTTACAGATGCTCAAGTGGACGAAGGCACGAGTTATGTAGAGCAAGCAGAGCCGACCGGTGAAGATTTAAATTTGTTGGATTCGACAGACGCGGAAGGAGAAAGCAAAGCTGCGCCGTCCAATGACCTTTCTGAGTTTAAAACAGCTCGTGACACAATCCAAAATGCACTAGATACGATTGCTGACGAAGCTAGAACTATACAAAAGCAAAAAGAGCAAGCCGCCGATGCAGACGCTTCCGCGAAGAAGGAACTTCAACAAAAGTTAAACAAATTAATTCAGCGAGGTGAAACTCTTAGCGAACAGCTTGAAGAAATAGAAAACAAGATAGATAAAATAGAAAGAAAAGCTCCTGCCGATGTCAACGATTTTGCTGCTCCTGCTTCCGAATACAGCCAAAAGGGCTTCTATGGAACCATCATCGGCGACGCTATCAAAGAAACGATACGGATTCTGCGGACAGGGAGAAATGATGATGCCGAGCATATGAGCAACTTTTTCAATAAAATCTTGAGCGAAATGGTCGAACAAGAATATATAACGCAAGAAGAAGCCGATGCTATTCAATCCAGAGCAAACGCCGAATTTATTAAAGCGCAACACGAAAGAATAAACGAAGAAGCAACCGCTCTCCCCGAAAAGCAACAAAAAGCCATTAAGGAAGCAGCTGGAAAATTCTTTGACGTGTTTAACAAGTGGCGCGCAGACATGGGACACCGCCTTGATTGGGGTACTGATAAGGAACTTTCTTATTTCGAGCAAAATGCTCTTAGGGCTTTTCTTTTGCCAGAGACAAATTCCTTTGCAGGGACTCTAGGAGATGTTTTTTCAAAAAACATCTTTGAGCTTCCGACGAAGTACGTCACTCCAGAGCTGCAAGATGCAATAAAAGAATTGTTTGATACAGATTCTATCGACTTCCACAAAGACAGTCATATTGCTATTTTCGAAAAGGAGCTTTGGCGATTAGACTACGAAAATTTTAAAGATATAGCCGACCTTACGAAAAACTTTGTTGAAATTCTTGAACGCGTTGGAGTTAAAGTATATTTAGACGCAAATCAATTATTTGAAGAAAAACCTTGGCTTCCAAGTTTGGGCTACGAAAAAACAGACAGTGACACCATTGTTAAGAATGGTTATCGTATTAACGGCTTACGGCTTGATAACAGTGTGTTTTTGGCACCAAATTATTTGCAAGCTGGCACAGCTGTACACGAATATACTCATATTTGGGTAGCAGCTGTACAGGAGAGTGAGCCAAAACTTTGGAACGCTCTTAAAAACAGGCTAAAACAGACACCGGTTTGGGATGACGTGAAACGCCACCCGCTTTATGCTTCGGGCAACGAAGATGCCATTGCAGGCGAAACTTTAGCAAAATATAGCGGAGCAGAGGGGGAGCGGCTTCTCAAAGAGATGCGTGCTAATCCCAAATATTCCACACTGGCTGCTAAACTAAAATCTTTAATATCCAAGTTTTGGAACGCTGTCAAAAACTTTTTGGGGCGCAATAACAAAAACTTGGAAGAGTACATTGCGAACATGTCAGAAAAAGATTTTGTCATGCTGCCGATGCGTGATATATTCACTAAGCTGAACCAAGCTGACCAACAGAATAAAGCTGCGAAGCAAAAAGCGTCAAAAGCAGACATGAATCGTGACTCTACAGTTAAGCCAATAGACCGCAACGACCGTTTGGCTGATGTTATAGACCATTACTTTGACAAGCTTACGCCGGATGAGCAATATCGTTTTATCGAGAAAGAATATCGCAAGGAACTCAAAGAGGAACAATTAGAAAATCGTACCGAGAACGAGCTTAATCGCAAACTGTCCGGTAAAAAACAAGAGTACATTGCAAAAACAAAGAAAGAAGCAATCAAAGAAAAAGCCTTGAATACAGCAGTAAATAAAGTTACTGACATACTACAAGGTTATCCGGTTCTCTTTGAAGGCCGGCAGAAATCACGTGGCGAATTTAACACTGTATGGAGCGTACAATACACTCGTCTAGACGGGATTCGAGATGTCAAAAAAATACCTAAAGCAGTATTTGACACCATTATGAGCGTTGGCAAAATCTCTTATTACGACGTTGTGAATGGCGTTCCTATTGTCGACAAAACAACTTCTGACACTACCAAAAACACAGCTAACCCTTCTGATACTGCTAAAAACGAAGGCAAAGTAACTATCGACATTGGCAAAAAGCGTATCGAAGCTGTTGAATACGACTTGTGGGCACGTATTTTCGCGATTAAGAACGACAAAATCATGGATGACAACGATGAATGGTTGGGCGCGGAACGTATCCTTGAAATTTTAGAGCGAAAAGAGAAAGGAAACAAGCCGCTGTATCGCGTCATAGAAGAAGCTGCCAAGAAAGATGTTTCCGAAGTAATATTTGACCCTGAGTGGCTAGGTGCTACGGGTGAAATAACCAATTTGGCTTACAAGCACCTAGATGAAGGCGATGGCACATTCAGAGTTATTGACGAATACGGTACCTATTTGCTTAGAAAAGCACTCGGAATGGAGGAAACTGAACCGAACAACTTCATAGGTGGCAGAATTAGCAATCGCAACTCCGAGGTTGCTAACATCGTGCGTAAGGCTGGCATAAGACCGACAAAGTTTAGTAAATCGCTATATCAGCTGGCATACCACGCTTCCGGACACTTTTTTGACCACTTTAGCACGGAATACATGGGCAGCGGCGAAGGCTTGCAGGCACACGGCTGGGGCATGTATTTTTCGTTTACGAAGAAAGAGTTAAATACATTTGCTTCATATCTTTCTTCCATGCCCTACACTCTCAACGAAACACTCATCGAATATAAAGACAAATCGCGAATAGTTAATGGTACGCAATGGCTCTCGATTAGAACCCTACTTAATGATTTAGGTGCCCCTTTGGACAGTATTATATCCAAATTTCCTGACTTTTATTCCAGGGATAGCCGCATTGGGTACCTCATCAATAGTAAAGTGCCACCAGATTTCGTTGATGCACGATTGGAACAAATAAAAGATGTAGTTTCAGATACGCCTCCCGCCGATGCCGATAAAATAAAAGGAATATGGGAAATCTTCCAAGACTTGTACTACGGACAGAGTTTAGAAGATGTTGTTCGCTATGATGTAGAAATTCCGGAAAACGATGTCATGATTCAAGAAGATAAGCCGTGGAATGAACAACCTCCTAAAGTTTTGAGAGCCATGGAGAAGTTTCACAGCGACCTTAAAAATGCTGTCGAATCAGGCACTGATAATATTTCTGTAACCCCGTTTCATGCTAATGCTAATACGAAAGACTTCAAGATAAATACAAAAAAATTACTTGAGTTACTTGGCAGATATTATCGAGGGGAGATTGACTACAGCAATTTTGGTTACCTCGCAGGGAGGATGCCCGGTTCTTCGCCCGAAGCCTTTTCTGCTTTGCTCAATAAGTATGGCATCGAGGGTGTTCGTTATTATGACGGTCAAAATACCGGGGGCGCGGTCGTATTCAACGACGAAGCAGTGCGGATTTTGCGTCAGTACGAAGCTGCAATCGCAAAGCACAAAACGGAAATGGAATCGGCTTACAAAGAGCAAGAGGAAGCTTTAGAAGCAGCGTTCCCAAATTGCGACATTCAGCAGAATGACGACGGCACTAAAACTGTTGTAGCTCCGAACGGAGCTAGAATTTTGGTCGATATTAAGAACCGCATTATTACCAATGATAAAGAAGCAAAAGCAGCGGCGAAGGAACACGGCTTAGATAGCAGTAAAGACGTAGATATTCTTGGCTCGTGGACGGCAATAACGAGCGATAGTATTGACGGACTTATCCAGCTTTCTGCTGAAACAGCCGATGATACTACGGCTCAGCATGAAGCTACTCATGCTATGATTGCGCTAGCCCTTAACGACGAGCAAAAGGCTCTTATCAAGAAAGAGCTGGGAGCAGAAGCTGAAAAAGCTGGTAAATCTCTTGATGAATATGTTTGCGACTACGTGGTTGATTATCAACGTGGCAAGGAGAACGCTACTAAGCTAGGCAAACTGTGGAACAAGGTGTTTGAGTTTGCAAAACGTTTGCAAGCATGGTTCACCGGAGCCGAGAGCATGGCTACGCTAATGCGTAAAATTGAGCTTGGCGAAGTTTGGAATCAGAAAAAGCAAGACGGTAAAACTTTGAGCGAAAGCACTAGAACGCAGTATCAAGCAAGACAAGCAGAAACTGAGCCGAACGCTCCTCTTGCAAGACGGCTTGCCACTGTAACAAAGTCTACCGAAAAAGCTGGATTAGCTGATGTATTCGAAAAGAACCACGGAGCTATAAACACCTTGAAGGCTGCTAAAGATTGGGTGTACGAGAAATTTATCGACGAGGACGACAAGCTGCATAAGATTGATGAAGTCGTAGATAAGAGCATCCGGGCAATAAGCAAGGGCAAACGCAAGCTGACGAATGGACAAAGCCTATATCAGAAAAAGCGACTTATGGGCGCAAAAATTCAAGGTGCTACGGACGCTATGATTAACGGCGATGCAGCCGATATGAAAGCCTTGAATGATTCCTTACCAAAGGGCTCGAAACTGCATTACAAGACTTCCATGCGCAACGTTATGGGCATCCTTGGTGCAACCAAAGATACCGAAGCTACGCAGCGTTTCTTGAAGAAATACGGGTTCAACAATCTTGTCGAAGGCTTTGGCACGTATCTTACTTGGCGCAGATTGCGTGAGGTAAACAATCTCATGCAGGACGAGCTACAAGGCAAGCCGTATAAGCTGCCTAACGGGCTGACTATTGAAGAACTTACGAGCGCAATAGAAGCTGTTCCTCCGGCGTTTAAGAGAGCAGCGGAAGCATATTATCAAGTAACGGATAACATGCTTATGATTATGAAGGCTGGCGGATTGATTAGCGAAGAAACATACAAAGGCTTAGCGCAAACCCATAAAGAGTATGCGCCGTTAATGCGTGACTTCTCCGATACTGCCGCAGCCGATGAGTTCCTAGGAGCGATTACCAACGGCGGCACTGGCGTGGTAAACGTTTCCTCCACCTTAAAATCTTTGAGTAAGTGGGGCAGTGAACGCAAGGTTATTAACCCGTTAGAAAGCACCATTAAGACGATTGCTGTTATTAATAACCGCGCAGAACGTAATAAAGTTGCGCAACACGCAGTTGGCTTAGCGAAGGACTATGACCTGAGTGAGTTCTTTGTGAGGTTGAATAAAGACGACGCAGAACCCGACCCGCTACGCGGCATCTTTACAGTAATGGAGAACGGCAAAAAGATAGCCTATCAGACTACGCCGGAAATGTACGGCGTACTAATGGGCGAAAGCGAAGCGTCAGCTGATATGCTTGGCAGGGTAGCTATGGCAACGGCATCTATGCTCCGCACTGGTGCGACGATGAGTCCGAGCTTTATCGTCCGCAACCTTATCCGCGATACAATCTTTGCTGGCGTAAGCAGTAAACACGGATTTATACCGTTTTGGAACTCTATCCGTGGCGCATATGCTTTGAGAAACCGTCCAGACCTTGTAGCGAAGTTTAACGCATCCGGCATTACGACGTTTAATCAGTACGGTAGCGACGAGAGTGTTGACCATGCACTGATGAACTTAACCGGTGAGCTAGATAATCCTAAAAATCTTTGGGAATCTATTGGCTACTACACTCGCAAGTTTGGCATGAAGCTTGAAGATATGAGTTCTTTCGTGGAAGCCGCAACGAGAATGGGTGAGTTCCAGCTTGCGCTTGAGCAAGGCAGCAGTGTAGAGGACGCTGCAATGGACGCTAGGGATGTTACTTTGGACTTTAGCCGTCACGGCAAGTTCGGCAAAAAGATTAACAGATACATTCCGTTCTTCAACGCAGCACTGCAAGGCGGCGACAAAATGGTTCGCTTGCTAAAAGAAAAGCCTGTTGAAACGGCTATGGCTTTGGCAAAATACATTATCATTCCGACTATCGGTTTGTGGGCTATGAACCATGACGAAGATTGGTACAAAGACCTTGACCCAGAGGTTAAATATTCCAACTGGGTTTTGCCGGGTGGCATCCGTATTCCGAAACCGCAAGAAGCTGGTATTACTTTCGGCAGTGGCATGGAAGCGATGTTAAACAGCATCGTCGACAAAGACCCGCGTGCTGGCAAGAACCTTGTTGCAGAGCTACAGTCCAGCTTGGCACCGAATTTCATTCCGACTATTGCTTTGCCGATTATCGAATGGATGAGTAACTACTCGTTCTTTAGAGGGCAAGCATTAGTAGGTAAACGCTATCAAAGCTTACCGGATGAGCTGCAATACAATCAAAACACTACCGAGTTTTCTAAGGCACTTGGCAGAACTTTGAATTTGTCGCCGATTAAAATCGACAACGTTGTACGCAACTACACTGGCACAATGGGCATGTTCTTACTGCAAGCTCCGGACTATGCTTTCGAGGAAAAGCGTAACCTCCCAGCGAGAAACCTTAACGAGCGTACCTTTATCCGTGACTTTAACGTAACAGATTCCACGCAGAACCGGTATCTCACTGAGTTCTACGAATTGCAGGACGCTGCTACGAAACAGAAAAACGGATACAACAAGGACAGCAAAGCCGCTCAAGAGATTAACGGTTTTGGCAGGACAATAGCTAAGCTGCGTAGTGAAATTCGCACCATTACGGACAACAAGAGGATTACGCCGGAAAGAAAGCGTGAGTTGATTAACATCCGCAATGAGCGCATCCGCAAAATAGCAAAACGAGCAGTAGAAAAATACGGTTCTAAATACGATTACTAAGATTAAACAGATTTAATTTACTGGGGGAGCAGTTATATCCTTAACTGCTATTAAATAAACTAAGGCAGGGACAATAAAAGTCCCTGCCTTAAAACTTCAAAGTTAGGCGAGAAACCATGAGCAGATTCACGATGGTTATTGGTTTTTAAACCGGGAAGGAGAATTGTAGCCTTGGAACATTTGGATGTTATCGTAAATGTCGTAATGATTCTTGCGGCATACCTAATCACCCGTCCCCTCATGGCGAGCATCAGAGCTTTGGAAAAAACTGTTGATAGGCTCGCAACAGTGGTAGACGAATTGAGGAAAGATATGAATAACGCACAAATCAACATCAAAGAAATCGAGCAGATTGGCAAATCAGCTCAAGACCGTTGCGTCGCAATCGAACAAGAAACAAAAGAATTAGAAAAGAGATTGCGCGACGTAGAATTACATTGCGGTATTTGTAACGATAGGAGATGAACGCAGATATGAGTACAGTTTTGGAACTGTTCCAGCGCGAGGACAACGCCCTCAGCATGGGCAGAGTATTCGCAGCCATCGCTTTCCTTATGTGGGCAGTGATTACTGTGTATTTGGTAGTAGCTGGCAAACGTTTTGAGCATTACGATACCTTGACTATGGCAAGCATTGGCTTCCTTGTAGGACAGCTTTTTAACAAGGCTATTGAGTGGCGTGCAACTAGTAACTTGACTTCCGGAGGTGAGCGTCGTGAAAATCTTCATTAACCCCGGTCATTGCGTCCAGAGCAATCTTGACCCCGGCGCAGTAAACGAAAAACACAGAGTCACCGAAGCCGAAACTGTTTTAGAGATTGGCAAAATGGTGCAGGATTATTTAGAGAGAGCCGGCGTAGAGGTAGACTTCCTTCAATCCAACAACCTTTGCGGTGAATACCCAGCAATGCCGAGCATTACAGACAGTGTAAATCTTTCAGAAGCGAACGTTGCTCTTAGCTTACACTGCAATGCGTCCGGCAGTCACCTCGGACAAGGTACAGAAGCGTGGATTTACGAAGGTGGTGGCGAAGCCGAACACCTTGCACGCAGAATCCTTACTCAGCTGACGAGCAAATTTCCCGACCTTCAAGACCGAGGAGTTAAAGAATCTACTCATTTGGCGTTCACGAAGTACACCGATTGTCCCGCTGTTCTTTTGGAAATTGGTTTTATCGACAACGAGAACGACGTACAAATTCTCATGAATGAAAAAGAGGACATCGCCAAAGCAATCGCTCGTGGCGTTACCGATTTCGAGCGAGATTTCTATTGAATAACCGTTTCCCCTAGTTTTGTAGCCGAAAAAGCAGCCCTTTTAAAAGAGCTGCCCTTATGATTGCCTTTGCAGGTACATAAAATCGCTCTACGGGGCTGCTAGACGGCTTAAAATCGATTTATTAAGCAAATAAAATATTTGCTTTTATCATAATTAAAGAGGTGGTGGGCTTGAATGATAAACTCAAGACATATACGCCATATATCCTGCTTTTTGGTGGCTGTGTACTTCTTATTGTTTGCTGCTTGCTGCTCCGCAGCAGAAACGATAATGCTGACGGAAACGGAGCTGAATCAATTATCGCAGATTATCAGCGAATCGCGGACACTCAATCAACAGTCACTAGCGGAATTGAGAATAGCGAAAAAAGAGCTGGAGCAATCGCAGACGGAATTGGAAACAGCACAGCTCGAATCGGAACAGCTACGGACAGAATTGACGCTGCTATCTCAAAGCTCGAAGCAGCAGACGCTAGACTTGGAGAAGGCGAACAGCTCATTGCAAGTATACGCAGACGAGCAGAAGAAAAAGCTGGAAGCGCAACGGAAAACAATTAAAAGACAAAAGGTCATTATATACATCTTGCTTGGCGTAGGAGCCGTGTACGTGCTAAGAAATTAAGAGGTGACATATGGACAAGGAAAAAGAAGCAATCGCTATTATGATGATAATTCAACAGGATGAGAAGATAGATTGCCTTGAAAGAATTTGCGCCGGCTTGCTTTTGGCGCAAGCCTTGTCATTGGCATATATCTTAATGAGGTGACATAATGCACGAACATCGAAAGGCGGTACGCATGGCATTAAAACAAGCGTGCCGGTATGATTTCGACACTTTGATAAACCTAGCTAAACTCACGCCGCGACAGCGGGAAATAATTACCATGAAATATATTGACGATATAAAAAACTACCAAATAGCTATGGAGCTGAATGTTTCTCCGGAAACGGTTCGTAATGACTTGGCGGATGCGTCCGACCAGCTTAACCGTGCCATAAAGATACTTGCGCAGAGCTACATTCGGTAGTATAATAACAGTGTGAGTGGTTTTTAGTTTTAATGCTAATTTCATCATACAACTTCCTTTCTTGCTCCCCCGGTGTTAACGCACTGGGGGAGTTTCTTTTTTGCCTATTGAAAAGCTTTTGTGTATATAATATAATAAAATAGTATTAAGCCCTCCGATGCTTCAATACACTTCTTGACAAAACCTTTTAAATCTACGCATAAAACCGTCGCTTTTACCCCCTTCCTTTAAGCGGCGGTTTTGTGCTATAATAAATTATGAGCGTATGGGAAGATAATTGCATCTCCGAAGAACACTGCCGAACTTGCACGGCAGTGTTCTTTTTTGTTGCCTTTTTATTGCTTTATTCTTGCCTTTTGCTAAAGCTGAACTTTGTTATACTATGAGCGAGGTGAGCGGAATGATAAACGTAACAGAGCAACGACAAACCAACGTTACATTAGGCAGCCAGTTTATGGCGCAGTCTGACGGCGAGAATATATACTCTATTAACGGCTTTGCCAATACACGCCAAATTATAGGTGTTATGCAGTCGAAGTATGACGAGCTTGCAAAGATATGCCAAGGCTACTATGACAAGCTCGTGGAGCTAAAGGTTATCATACCGCCGAAAACGCCGGAGGAACTACAAGCGGAACAAAACGAAAGAATGGCTGATATGCTAGAACTCATAAAAGAGTTAAAGACCGAAGTGGAGGTGTTGCGAAATGGACGTGACAAACGTATTAAGAATGTTGAATTTCAATCCGGAACTGACACAGAGAATTAATGACGCTGCCAATCGCGTACTGCCAGAAGTTGCGGAAATACGCACAAAAGGCGACGCAATAAACGTCCTGCAAAGGCACGGCATTGGCACTGATGTTATTGGCAAGGTAAAGTCTTACGCCAATCATCCGCTTGCAAGCATAGCTGCAAAGGCTATGGGCGTAAACCTTACGCAGATTAAAAGCGACCTTGCCGAGCTAACCAACGAAAGCGCACCGACGGTGGGTCATATATCAAATGGCAACATAGACAAGTTCCGTTCCGGCTTAAATCAGCTTAGATAAATGTACTAATTAGTGCATTTTTGATAAGTTCAGACCGCTAACTTGTCAAAAATCGCCGATTTTGACAAGTTGTGACTAACTCGACTAACTCGACTAACTCGCTGCTGAAAAGCAGCGGAGTAATGGGTAAAGTAAGCATTATCCCTTACTAAAAGCAGCGGAGTAATGGGTTCAAAATGGTTCAACGTGGTTCAAAATCGGAATAGAATCGAAATGGACTCGAAATGGACTCGAAATGGACTCGAAATGGACTCGAAATGGACTCGAAATGGACTCGAAATGGACTCGAAATGGACTCGAAATGGACTCGAAGCAAACATTTGCTCATTGAACTTTTTTCAACGCCAGTCCGTAGCAGTCCGCCCAGTCCGGTTTAGTCCGCCCAGTCCGGTTTAGTCCGGTCAAGTCCGGTCAAAGCAACGATTTGAAACGCAAGTTTTAGAAAAAACTTTGCGTTTCAAATAAATTATTCGAGAGGAGAAAACAAAAATGAATGAAAACAACACCTTTTCCCACGGTGGGTGGGGCATCGTAATTTTCTTTATCCTGCTGTTTTGGGCTTTTTGCGGCGGTGGCTTTGGCGGTGGCTGGGGCGGTCGTGCAGCCGCATCCGGAGCAGTACAAGGTATGGAAGTCGCAACATTGGCATCGCTCATGCGCAACGAAAGTGGCTGTAACCGAGTATCAAACTGCGAGGTGGAAAAGCAAGGGTTGATTACCGCAGCTGAAACTAACTATCGTATTATCGAGGAAAACAGACGCAGCACTGACGCAATCAGCGCACAGCTCCGTAGCCAGTGGGACGCAGCGCAGGGCGAGAAGATTTTTGACCTCAAAATGAACCAGCTTGCAATGCAAAACCAATACAATCAGCAACTGCTGGCAAAAGACGCGACTATCGAGCGTATGACTTTGGCTGCTAACATCGACGCACGCTTTGCGGCTCTGAGTGCAGAAATTGGTAGCATCGCATGCAAAATGCTCAAGCAACCTGAGTTGAGCGGCGTGGCGGCGGTATGCCCGAACTCCGCCGTAATCAATGGCTTAGGCATCACGCATTATCCTATGACGACTACTACCACGACCACGGCATGAAGAATCTACTCTTAGGCATTGCTATAGCTTGGCTAAATTTCTCCCCGAAGGGCAAGGAGATTTTGCAGGAATTTAGCGACAAGTACCTTATTAAAAAGGAAAAGTCGGAGGAAACCTCCGGCTAAAAAGTGGGCACAACGCGGGCACAACCGCCCTCAAAATATAGGGCAAAATGGGCTAAAATAGGCTAAAAACGGCACTATAAAAAATAGGCGAAACTTAGCTGTACCAACGGTTTACAGCCATTTAGAAGGTAAAGCTTGCAGAACCACAAGAAGCGACCTCAAGCATCAGC